AAGATAAGAAATCCTATATGAAGATAGACTGTATGATAGACCCATATACTAAGAAACCTTTAGAAATCCCAGTTCCTACATTTGTAGAAGTAGATAGTCTAACAGCTTTAGAAGCAGATAGTGTATCTGATATGCTATCTGGAGATCTAGATAGTAAGGATACTAATACATACGCTATGAAACAAGGATTATTTAAAACCAAGTTTATATCTAGGTTACCAGCACTATGCACATCTAGTGGAACATATACAGTTCTTACTGCTCATACAGGCGGTAAAGTATCTATGGATGCGAAACCTTGGCTAGAGGAATCTAAGAAACTACAACATCTTAAAGCAGGTGACACTATCAAGGGAGCTGGTAGTAACTTTACGTTCTTTACTAACGTAGCATATCAAGCCCATACAGGAAGTGCATTTTATAACCAAGGAACTAAAGCACCTGAGTATCCTAAGGATACTAATGATTTATTCAAAAGTGATTTAAATAAAGTAACCTTGACAGCATTACGTAATAAAGCAGGCGTATCAGGTGTTGATATAGAAATATTGATATCACAATCTGAAGGAGTCTTACCTAGTCTTACAGAGTTCCATTTACTAAGGACTAATAGAAGCAATACTCCCGGTTGGGGTATAAGTGGTAATGATAGAAGTTATAGTCTAGACTTAAGACCTGATGTGAGTCTAAGTAGGACTACAGTAAGAAGTAAGTTAGATAATGATAGTAGGTTACGTAGAGCTGTTCAGCTTACAGCTGAGTTATTACAGTTATCTCAATATCATAAACCTATAACATCTACACCGGCTTGGTGCTCGCCTGCTACGTTATATCAAGACTTATTAGAAATGGGATATGATTGGGATAGATTACTAGATACAAGGAGCTATTGGGTTCCTAACCAATATACCCATCCAGTTCCTTATTTATCGGCCGTTGATTTGCTTAAGATGAGAAAAGGGCTTTATATGCCTTGGTGGTATGACAAAAAGGATTTAAAGTCTATGAAAAAAGACAACGCTAAGGCTGCATAAGCAGCCTTAGTTAAATATGGAGTTTTGACTATGAGTAAACGTAATACAAAATCTACTCTACCTAACTATGATGTAGTATTCGAACATAAAGAAAACCTTACTACGAAATATGAAAGTGTTAAAGCAGCTACTGAAAGTGGAGCAGCACTATTCGCAGGAACGTTATTGTTCGATATAGTAGGTATAGAGAAGATAGAGGAAATGACTAAGTATGCATTAGCATATGTTAAAAGGGATGACCCGATAATACTACATTTGAGTTTAAGAGGATAGGATATGGATACTAATGTACAACAGCCTGTAGTGGATGCTTTAGAAAAAGCTTTTGGTAAAACTGGAACTGAACCTAGTTTAAAAGCTTATGAAGCTATAAGTAATATTGATATAGATAAGATAGATAATCTAGTTAAGGATCTAGATAATATAGAAAAACATCGTAAAGAAAGTAAAACTAAAGTAGAGAAGCAACTATTTGCTCCAGAGCTTCTAGTTAAACCAAAAGGAGATATTAATCTAGTTATGGAGGTAACTAGAGTTCTACTAGAAACTATGGGAGAAGATGTAGCTAAATATTTCAATATGAATGGTGGTATTTCATTTGTATTTAATAAACATAGTTTACTACAACGTATAGTTATATCTAGATATTTTACTAATCTATTAGTAAGATTTAGAAGCTATGTAGAAATAGAAGGTATATTAACTACTATAAGATATATTAAAGTTAATGGAACTCACCAAGAGTGGTTCAATACTTTAGTAAGAGAAGTTTTACCATTTATGCTACAGCATAGGATATTCGATTTCTTCATAGCTAGAGATGCATATGTGTATAATGCAGTTAAAGCTAAAGCTGAAGAGCTTGCTAACCAAAACAAATAACCTATAACGTACTGACATCCTAATACATTTAGGATGTCAGTATGGGTGATTTATTAACCTATATATAAGGAAAAGCTATGAATGCTAAACGTAAGAATATTCAAGATTACATATTGAAATATGTAGGAGAAGTAGTTAGTGGTAAAGAAAACGTAGAATTATATCAAAATCTATTTAACTCTATGAACGATAAAGAGTTTGATAACTTTATGCATAGACTAAGAGATGGTAAAGTCCATCTATCCGTAGTTATACCTAATGATGGTAAAGTAAGAGTTAGTTTTGAAAATAACGTAGCTGTAGGTAAGAAGATAGGACTGAAGTTCTTCGAGAGAGTTAAGACTACTAACCATCCTGACTATCCAGACTATATGACACCTAATGAAATGTTGGTTATGAAACTTCCTATAAGGAAAGCACAACAGTTACTTAGTAAGAAAATCTCTATACCAGAACATAACTTATCTATAGATACATTAACAGGTCAAGTAGCTGGTAAATCTAAAGCAGGTAAGCTAACATATCCAGAACAACAAGTTATGATAGCTATGAATATGAAAGATAGTATATTAGAACTTAGTAAGATAAGGGGTGGTGATCAGGGAGCAGCTAAAGCTCTTAATGATAAACTATTCCAAGATGGTCAAGCTAGTCAAGCTGAAGTTAATCAATATTCAACATCAGTTACATCTACTAACACATTAAAGCATTACTTATTAGGTATGCATATACGTTCTACACTATAAAACATAGAAGTTGGCACACGGTATCCTTAATAGGATACCGTGTGCCATACTTTGAGCATTAAGAAAACATCTAAAGAGGCTACAATACTTCCGGTTATACGTTATATGGCAGTAACAGTACACATTTGAGTACGTAGGTTCGATTTGTATTATAACCTCCCAATAACTTAAATGGCTTACTTTAAGTCATCTTAACTATACTATGGTCTTATTTTAATATCCTTAAGGAATGGATACTTATCAATATCATAGTTAGCTATAACATCTAATAGATTAGGATCTATATCATTAGCTAGATCTCTTAACCTATTCTTATACTCCTCTCTATCCTCTTCCGACATACTCTCTGTTATACTAGATATTTCATATCTAAATCTAGCTTGCATATCAGACACAGTAGTATTAGATATAACCAATTTACCGCTTAGTACATCAGATAGGTTAAACTTACTAACTTGTAATATAGGAAGCTCTTGTAGGTATACATCATTTACCAACTCTATATTAGACATATCGTATATATCTAATCTATTACCATCTAGTAGACCTATATACTCTAACTTAGCTTTTAATCCTAGATTATGAGTAGTAGATAGGTTAAGTCTATAAGGTAACATAGCTAGACCTATAGCAGTAGCTTTATCTATAGATACAGTTTCTATACCATTATGTAACCTAGATGATTTATTAAAGGATGGCGTAGGTTGAATTATTTCACTATCTATATACGTAATGAAACTTTCATTATGTGTTATAGTACCATCGTTTCTATATAACCTAAATGCTAATAGACCTATGGAATCATATTTCTTATTAGCAAAGCTACTAAGATTATATATAGTAGCATTAGGATTTAATACCGTATTAATATCATCAGTAGGTATAGGATTACTATGTTCTAACGGAACTCTAGTAGTTCCTATAGTAAGACCTGAATATTCTAATATCTGTACTAATGTAGGTTTATACCAACATAATGGCATATCAGTTAGACTAAATACATCTGACCTAGATAACCAAGGTCCTTCTTGTATAACAAGATCACCTTTGATTTCTTTTAGAGTCTTAATAGCACCTTTATCTTTTATTAGGTTATAGTCTATTCTATTTCTAGGTGTTTTGTTAGAATTACCTTTAAGTTCCTTAGTATTAGGTTCTAGACCTTGAACTTCTAGCTGATGTACAGTTATCCAGTTAACGAACCATTTATGGTGTTCCCAGTAGTAATGTGGAACGCTAATGAAATCAGCGTGGAACTCTGTAGGATATCCATATTTCCTTAACATAGTATTCTTAAGGATAAGATCACCTGTTAATGGTCCATCTATAGCTAAGAATGGTCTATAGTTTACTTTATTAACATATATACCATCTGGATAGTCGTTACTATTAGCTATTAGTTTAGCATATACAGGTTCTAACCCTCTAACCTCTAACCCATATGTCATAACGAAACCTTTTTCAGTTTTTAACATAGTAGGGTTATTATAATAAGCAACTATTTCTTTCTCTATACCCTCAGCTCCTAGAGCTTGTAAGGAATAGGATGTTAACTTCTTAAGTATAGTTCTATACTTATTAAGGTTATGTACTAACTCATCTTCTAGATCTAATTTTATACCAGTGAAAGTTTCTACTAGCTTAGACATAGTTCTTAGCATATCTATATTAGTATTTATATTATAGGTAATACCACGTTGAGCTAATAACTCGTCTATAGTATAAGCATTACCATCTTCAGATAGATTTAAATATCCATCCTTAGCTAGTAACTTAAAAGCTAGTTTAATATTAGACGTAGTTAAGAAGTTTTGACTATTAGCCATAAATACCCAGATAGCTTTAGCAAGGTCTACGTTCTTACGTAGGAAATCTTGGAAGCTATTTATATTAGGAAAATATGCAGGTTCTTCCACCATTTCGTCTTTGAACGCTAGTAGTAATGCGTGTGATAGTCCATCCTGAATAATCTTAGTATCGATTATCTCTTGCATCTTATCCTTATTATGGTCCATGATACGGAAGAACTTAATTTTAGATAGTTTTTTATCTAACTCTCCAGAACTAAATAACATTAGCTTAATAAGCATAAGCAATCCTATCATAGGTGTTGCTTTATATATCTTATTTTCAGATGTTTTGATTTCTATCTCTTCGCTAGTAAACGATCTTATCTTCTTACTAGTAGTATATACGTTACCTGTATATTCTATAGCATCCTTATATAGCTTATCCATATGGATAGCATATACCCAATAATCCATAATAAAGGCATATAGATCTAAACCAGTCTTCTTAAGAGTTTTGATCATATCTATATCTAGAATCTTAGTTTTCTCAGTTTCTCGTAGTATACGTTCTGAAGTAGTAACTCCAACTTCCATAAAGTAACGTTTAAAGTTACTAGGGATATTTTTATTTACATCCGGTAGTAAATCTAACTCATTACGTATCATAGACTCTACAGAAGTTACCATACCATTATTAGTAAGATAATCTTCGTTAAGTTTATTAGTAACTAGAGTTACTTCCTGTCTAACGAAAGAAGCTTCCTGTATATTATACATATTAGTTATATACTTAGGATCCATTCTAGAAGCTTTATATTCACCTAGACCTATTCCATTCATATGGAATAGTTTATTATAGATCTTTTCGAATGTATGCATCTTACCTACGTTATGTAACATAACTTCTAAGTTCTTATATAGCCAATATATAGAAGGCTTATTAAGTATCTTAACATCATCCCATAGGTCCATATGGGATCTGTAGAAATGCTCTAGATGGAAACTATGTACTTGGAATGTATATATCTTACTAAGTCGTATGTTAAATATCTTAAGATATATAACAGCATATAGGAATGCTAATAGACTAGGTAAGTATAACTCATCTACTATAGTATATGGTTTAACGTGCCATCTAGCTAAGATATTTCTTATAAAGATTTCAATATCCCTTATAAGGTAATATTCATTTTCTTCTATATACATTTTATTATACGCTAGTATAGTTCCTTCTTTAGCTTCTATAGCCGTATCTATATCTACAGGATATAAACATCCATGTATATAACGTATATGCTCTGGATATGCTAACATAAGCTGTTCGTACATAGATCCATTCTCTCTTAGCTTAGCTCCTGTTAACGGATAACGTTCTAATAGCTCTGCTGTAAGTACTTCTTCGTTATCAGTTTCTATAACCCTTATTTTAACAGGTGTATCGTAGGGATGCATTTTACCCGCTAAGTTAAGATAATATTTCCAAGTCCTTTTAGTTAACATAGTAGGAACCATATGAGGTTCTCCTCTGTTTTCTGCTTCTATAGTTACAGCTGTATTCAAAACCATCGGTATCTCGTTGATTTTGATAACTAAACTATTTGTGAGCAATTTGGTATCCCTTATGTATTGTTCAACTGTATACATACTGTGACCGCCTTTTTATATCTAAATATTTTACAAGGAGATGAATAATGGATCCTATAAAAGTAAGTATTCCATCATTGGTCAATGACTCCCCACAGTCGGCAGCGCTATTAAGTAAGCTCAATACCGACCAATCAGCCAATCAGCGTTCCTATACACAGTATAATTACTCCGATGTGGCAACCTCTACAGCATTTAAAATAAAGAATAATGAATCTGTTCTAGAGTTACTACCGGATCTAGAACTTTGTATACAAATCATAACTGCTAGTATGCTGGATCCTAACGGTATGATAGACGATAACCTTATATACTCTCTACCTGATATAAAACTTCCATCCGATATAAGAGTCTCTATATTAGAAATGATCAAGAACTATATAGATAGTAACTATGATTTATCCGCTAAACTTAAAGATATAATAAGAGAAGCTTATTTTATCAAAGGAGCATATGTAGAAGCTATCATACCAGAAGCTTCTTTAGATAGACTAATCAACAAGTCTACTATGTATAGTGGTGTAGGAGATATTAAGTATAATAAGGAAGATATAAATCATCCTGATAACATCCTTAATCTATCTGGCAATGTTAACTCTACTGGTACATTAAGTGCTACTGAAGATTTTGTTATTAACGTAGAGTCTTTAATATCCAACTATGGAGTAGCTACATACGAAGATACAAGTGATCTAGGCATACTATTTAATAAAGAAGCTAGAGAGAGCTTTAATAGTAAATCTATATTAGATACTAATGGTAGAAGAATAGTAAAAGTAAGTAGCCAAGATATAGGATTGGAAATAACGGATGATATAGATATCCTAAGATTAACAGATATTAAAACCAGAAATGTTCTAAAGAAACATAAAGAACAGTTCTATATGTCTACTAACCAAGAAGCTATGACGGTATCTGAAGATACTCAGTTCTTGGATGTTCTATTTAGGAATAATACAGCAGATGCTAGAACTGACATAGAGTTTGCTCTAACAGATGATGAAACTCTAAGAGACTCTGTAAGTAAACCACTAGTTCTTAAGTTACCTGTAGAATCCGTTATACCAGTATATGCTAAGAGTGATCCTAAGACTCACGTAGGATATTTTGTTCTACTAGATGAAACAGGACATCCGTTAGATATACTAAAAGACCAATCTGTAGACCTATGTAGTCTTATAGGTAACGGTAATGATCCTAAGACTAATATCATTAACAGAGCTAGACAAGGTCTATATGGAGCTATGAAAGCTGTGCCTGAAGTTAACAATATAGAACAGCTATATGGAGATATAGTAGACCATATGATTAAATCAAAATTACGTAATAGTGATTTTGACGGTCTAGTAGATATAAGAGAAACTGCTGATATATATAGGGTTATGCTAAACAGAGCATTAGCTGCTAAACAAACTAAGTTACTCTATCTACCTGTAGAATTAGTTCAGTACTATGCATTTGAATATAGATCTAATGGAACTGGTTTAAGTCAGATTGAGAAAAATATCATCATAGCTAGTATGGCTGGGATGACATTGTTTGCTAATGTCAAAAGTAGTATACAGAGTTCAATACCTATAACGGATATTAATCTTACTCTAGATGAAAATGATCCTAATCCATTAAGTACAGCTCATAAGGTTAAATCAGAACTTATAAGATCTAATAACCTTTCATTTCCATTAGGACTTAATAACCCTAATCAATTACACGATTGGGTTATACAACAGGGATATAGAATCAACGTAGAAAGTCCATTCTTACCTAAGATGAACTTAGATAGGTCTACTAACTTCAATGCACATGGTGATCCTGTTGATGCATCCGGGGAGGTATATCAAAAACTTATAGGTATGATATGTAAATCTCTAGGTGTTCCACAAGAGATTATAGAAAATGGCTTTAAAGAAGATTTTGCAGCTAGTGTCCTTATGAAGAATAAGTTATTAGCTAAACGTATAATACTATTACAATCTGATTTCTCTAATATGCTAACTAAACACGTTAGGAAGTATATAACTAATGATAAAGTACTTAGAGATAAGATAGCTAATGTTATTATACAGAATAAAGCAGATATTAAAGCTTTTATCAAGCCTACTAAGAAACAAGAGAAAAATGCTACTAAGGATCTTATAGTAGATGAAGACGCTGTTAAGTTAGATAAGATAAAAGATGCTGACTTGATTAAATACATAGTTAACTACTATAGAGATAACATATGGGTTAACGTACCTAAACCAGACTTTGGATCTGAAGATGAAAAAGCTGCTGCATTCGACGCAGCTACATCTAGGATAGAAGCTGCTGTAGATAAACTATATACCGAAGAGATGTTCGGTAAGGAAGTTACAGGTCCTAATGGAGCTGATTTCTCTAATACAGTTAAAGCTATAGTTAAAGCAGGGGCTATAAGACAGTTTATGGTAGAACAGAACTATCTACCTGAAGTAACCTCTTGGTATACCAAAGACGACCAAGATAAGATCGTTATGAACTATATGCAAGAGAATGCTGCATTTACTAAATCCGTAGTAGATGAATACCTAAGATTCCTTAATGATTATCTCTCTATGACTAATAAGCTTAATAATAAGCTTGGTAAAGCTAGTGAAGAGTTAGAGAGCATGGGTAGCGACTCTGGTGGATTCGGAGGTGGCGATTCAGGTGGATCTGACGAAGGAAGCTCTGAAGGTGGAGAAGGTGGATCCGAGGGAGGAGATGATGAGTTCGGAGATGAAGGCGGTGATGACGATCTAGGAGACGAAGATAAAGATAATGAGGATGAGGACAAAGAAGACGAGGATAATGAAGATAAGGATTCTGAGTCTAAAGAAGATAATGCACCTGATGAAGGAGCTGATGAAGGTAACGAGGAACCTAAAGAAGAATAATCCTTATATACATAAAATGACTAGCATAGAGACATTAATGTCTC